TTTCATCCACTACAGCTTTCACAAGTTTCATCATCAATATTACAAGTACGTTCTGGTACAGGTAAGTTTTCCATTTTTTTTATTAAGTCCTCTAAGTTAGTTTGATTGTTTTTTTCCATCTGCTTTTTTTGATTTTTTAGATTTAACTTCTTGTGCTGCTGCACTTTTTGGTTTAAAACCTTTTGGCTGAAACTCTAAATATTCAGCTTCTGCATCAAAACAAGGGCATTGTTTCATAAATTCCCATTTATCAATTTTACCATCTTTGTTTTTATCTGGTGATAAATCTCGATGCCCGTGTATAGTAGCTTTTGGATATTTTGCTTTAAGTTGTTTAATTAACTTAATTAATAATTCTTTTTGTCTTGGTGTTCTTGTATCTTCAGCTTTACCAGTTTCAGGATTTAAACCACCTACATAACAAATTGCAATTGCGTGGTCGTTATGTCCTCTTGCGCTTGCTGGTTTTCTGTGTACTGGCCTACCAAATTCAATAGCTGAGTTAATTACATAGTGATAACCAATATCACTCCAGTTTCTTGGCTCTGATGTATGCCACCTTTTTATAGTGCTTGCAGATATACTATTGCTTCTTGTAGCACTACAATGAATATGAATCTCTTTAATTTCTCTCATCTTTTTTTCTGTTTACTTTTTTTTTTGCACTATTTATTAATCGTGCTTCCATCTTAACAACCTTAACTCTTAGTTGAATATTTTCTTCAATAAGTAATTCAATTTTAGTTTCTAGTTGTGTAATTTTATTAGTAAGAATTTCAATCTGTTTTGTATATAAACTTTCTTCTCTTTCTTCTTTCTTTGCACCTATATCCATTTTCTTTTGGATAATTGTCCATATTTCTTTAAGTCCAAATGCTGATATAATACCTGCTAACGCTAATAATAAGTTGTGGTCATCCATTTTGACTGTTTTTAAATTGTTCATTCTGGTGTTATTCCTAACTCAGCTAACCTAATTAACCAATCTGCTTCATTAGTATATTCTTCTACTATTGGTTGTCCTGTTCCAATCTGATTGTTTGCTGGATTAAAAAAATAATGTATTACAGTATTATCTTCGTTTCTGCAAATAAACCACATATCTATATTTGGTGTCTCTATCATATCTTTTAACTTATTGACCAACTTGCGGTAGCTCCTATTAAATAATCATACGCATCTTGTGCAGTTATGAAATTAGCACCTCCACTTCTTGTTGCATCAAATTTTGTTGAAAAACTATTTCCAGTAAAATCAACACTGTATGGAGCTGAATTTGTAAAAACTGTATTTGCCCAACCTACTAAAGTATCTGTATAATTAGCTTGTGATAATGCAGTATTAGATGCAAAAATAAGTGAAGCATCTGTTAAAGAGGAGTTTAAAGACCAACTACCTAAATTTTGATTAAAAGAAGTAGACTGAAACGTTCTACTCATATTTGTAACACTACTAACATTCCAACTTGACAATGTTCCACCGTTATTATTAAAGTTAGTGCAATTTCTAAACATTCCAAAAATAGTTGTAACACTACTAAGATTCCAAGAACCTAAATTTTGATTAAAACTACTTGCGCCAAAAAACATATTATAAGGATTTGTCCAAGCACTTGAAAAATTCCAACCTGATATATTTTGATTAAAAGAAGTTGCGTACTGAAACATATATCTTGAATTTTCACAAGAGGACATATCCCAGCTTGAAATATCACTATTGAAAGAACTCGCTGTATCAAACATTCTTTCAAAATTGGTAGCACTACTCACATCCCAAGAATTTAAAGGTTGATTATAATTAGTAGCGTGTCTAAATAATCCAAATAAATTTGTTATAGTACTCACATCCCAATGGTTAATATTTGAATTAAAATAAGTTGCACCATTAAACATATATGTTATATTTGTAACATTTGACATATCTGGATATTCTGTTGCTGATATTTGAAAAGATGTATTATTACAGCCTTGAAACATATACTGCCCATCTGACCAAACTATACTCCCCCATTGTGGAACATCTAATAAATCTGATTTACTACCACCATTTTGAAATCTAAAACTTGTAAAAGCTCCAGTATCACTTTCTGCTCCAATTGAAACTGTTGGGTTTGTTACATCTGTATAAGTTCCATCATTGTATGTATGTGTAATTGTTCCACCTGTTTCTGTAGTTGTTGCACCATCACCCCAATCTACAGTATAACTTGAACCTACTGTGTTTGGTATTGTTATAGTTTTACTTACTCCAGAAGCTACTTCAAACTGCATTTGGAAAGGAAAGAATTTTTCTGCCGCTGTAAATGTTCCACCACTAGTTCCAGTAACTGTAGGAGTTGGGTCTGAAGCATCTTGACAATATGCAGAAGCACTATAGCCAAAAGCAGCAGAAACTATGCTTAAAGCAAATGTTGAGCTGTTTGGACAATTACCAGAAGTTGTATAAGTAACTGTATGGCTTGCAACAGTTGATGCACTTAAATCTATCTCTCCAGTAGCTGAGTTAATTACAAGTCCAGTTGTTCCGCTAAACGTTCCACCAGTTAAACCTGTTATAGTTGGTGTTGGGTCTGCATCTGTTGGTTCATAACTACTTGCAGAGTAACTAAATCCAGCATTGTCTAAATCGTTAATTGTTAAACTAAAAGTAGCAGTTGCTGTGTCTGTATCTGTATAAGTAATTACATAAGTTGCTCCAGCAGTAGAAGCATCTAAATCAACTTCTCCTGTAGTTGTACTAATAAATACTAAACCAGTAGTTGAGCTAAATATACCAACCCCAGCATTATTGCTTATCGTTGGTGTAGGGTCGCTTGCATCAGCACAGAAAGCACTTGATGAATAAGCAATAGAAACAGAAGTTATGCCAACAATATCAGTTTGACCAGCCCAACTTGTTTTTTGAGATTCACCCCAATTATTAGTTGCACTTCCAGCTGCTTGCCCCCAACCTATAGTGTTATTTTTTGCTCCTTTACCCCAAGTGTCACTCATTTCTTTTTATTTTTTAAAGTACCCAACCACCAAAATCTGCAACATCATCTGGATACATATCTTCTTGAGAATTACTATAATACTCAGGTATTAATCCAGCTGCATTATTTTGCATCCAATCTATAAATCTATTTGTGTAAAACTGTGCTGTAGTTCGACTTCTCTCAACTAAACTATCTACGTGTTCTTTTGTTAGTGCTGTGCTATTTTCAGGATTCTTAGTATATATACCACCATTAGCAATATTTACACCAGCATAAGGTAAGTATTCAACCATACTCCAATGTAGTAGCATTGGTTTTATATAATCATTTAACAAAGTTAAGTAAGGGTCAGCTAATGTACCAGCAACTATTTCAGCTTGTATTTTATTATACAAATCAGTACCAAGATAATTCTGTATGTGTATATCCTGTGCTTGGTTCAAAAATGGCAATAGTTTATCATTATCTATATTACCATTAGCAGCAGTAAATACTGATATATCGTGTCTTGTTACAAATAGTGCTTTACTCATTTTCCTGTATAATTTGGGTGATGTCCATTATTAGGCATATTTACTGGAGCTTTTACTGCTTGTTTTCTACCTCTTGGCTTTGGTTCATAACTCTTTGGAATAGATTTAGTTTTTTTATAATCATCTAAATCATCACTACCAACTTCTTTACCTTTTTTAATTTTGTATAATACTTGTTGCCATTTGTGTCTACAATATACGCCACCTTTAAATTTAAATAAATCGTATTTTTGACCATTGTGCATTGGTAATTTAGCAGCTTTAAAGTTCATATCTCTGCTTGCTTTATCAATATCTTCTAATCTGTAAACAATACCAGCACTTGTTCTGTTCATCATCTCTTTGCAAAACTCTCTGCTTTCTCCACCTCTACTGCTTCCTTTAGCATATTTGTATCTAACTTTATACATTGATTTATCTAAAGTAGAAAATCCATCTTCTTTGCTATCTACAACATCACTTAATTGAATCATTGATTTAGCCCAGTCCTCAACGCTATCATTTTCGTCATCTAAATCTCTAATATCAACTATTTCAAATTCTTTAGAATCCATTTTAACGCCTTTAAGCGATTCTAATGCTTCTTTTAATAGTTTATCACTGTCTTTATCCGAAACACTCTTAGAAGCCATTATTTCAAGCTCTGTGCTTTCTTCTTCTTTTATTCCAGTTTGTTCTTCAATAGCTTCTTCACCCTCAACATTCTCTAAGTCCATAAACTCAAGTGGTTCAATAGTTTTAAAGTAAAGATTTAAACTAATATCATTTACTGCTAATATTGTGTTTAAGCTATCAATTAAAAGGTTTTGGTATGGTTGTATAACTACGTTATTAAAAAGCCTTGAGGCATTCTCTATTTCATCAGCATTAGAAGAAAAACCATTTGCAGAAGATAAGCCAAGTAATAATGGTGAAGTAACTCTATGTGTTAACATAATTTTCTTAGAACATTCTTCACTTAAATAAGAATAGTGTGCTGGAGCATCTGTTAAACTTATGTCCTCAACAGTTGTTTTACTTTCTGCATTATTATTAAAGGCAACAATTACTTTTTCGCCAGAGCTACCAGTAAGTTTATTCATCACATCGCTTTTAATAGCAAGTTGCTTTTCTCTGTCTGGCACTCCATTATTAAAATTAACCACTTTTGTGCCTGAAAATGAACACATTGCACTGTTAATCAGATAGTTAGCTATTTCATCTTCAAGTGTTGCATAAGCAGTATTATAATCTGCTGGTGAATAATAGTAAAATCCTGTTACATACCTTTTAATAATAAATATTTCATTTTGTGCGCCACTACCAAAAACAGGAAACTTTTTAAGTTTAGTATTCTTATTAACTTTTGTCCAATCAGCAGAATAAAAATAGTTTTTTATTTCGCCTTTATCATTCATTTTTTCAGCACGTAAAGTTTCTCTTGGAAAGTGTGTTATTGCTGATATTTTAGAACCATTGTAAGTTATTTGAAAAGCAGCTTCACCTAATAATTTTAAATCTTGACAAACGTTTCTTAAATCGTTAGGTTTTATTAAACT